ACTCTGTGATTACTCAGGCACGTTTGTATCTTCATCAAGGTGATAAGATTCTAGCATACAAAGTTGGAGGTGTTTTTGATGTATCTATCTCCGGTAAACTTTTCTACAACCCAGTGAGGAATATCTAATGGCTAAACGTGAACTAACAGACAAGCAGCAGATGTTCCTTGATGTCCTCTTTGAGGAAGCTGAGGGTGACCCACTGACCGCTAAGAAGCTAGCTGGTTACTCAGACAACGTACCTACTTCTTCTGTCACAGCCTCTCTCGTAGATGAGATCGCGGAGCTTACCCGTAAGTTCATTGCACAGAGTTCTACTAAAGCAGCCTACACCATGTTTAAGGTGATGGGTGCTAAAGACATGCTCGGTGCTAAAGAGCGTATGGCTGCTGCTAAGGACTTGATGGACCGTGCTGGTTTCGTTAAGACTGAGAAGGTAGAAGTAACTACTTCTGAGCCAGTATTCATTCTCCCAGCTAAAAGGTCTTCTAAAGACGAAGACTAATGCTTGACAAACAAGAACACATATGGTATAAGTATGGCTAGAAAACAAGCTCCATCAATGAACAACATCATAACTAACCAAGCTTGGAAGATACCAAAGCGAGGTGAAGATGGTGAATGGTTCCCTATCGTACGCGTAGGTAGATACATCCCTTTCGGGTACGAGCAAGATCCTGAGGATGAGAATGTCCTCCAACCTATCCCATTAGAATTAGAGATGCTAGAACAAGCTAAGAAGTACTTAGCGGAGTATAGTCTTCGTATGGTAGCCCGTTGGCTAACAGAGGAGTCAGGACGATACATCTCTCATGTAGGACTTAACAAACGTGTCAGCATCGAATCAAAACGGCGGAACGCGGCCCAATCCTATCGAGTCTATGAAAGGCGTTACAAAGAAGCCTCGGAAGCGGCCCGCAAGCTCGAAGAAGACCGTCTCGGTGGAAGACGTACAAGAAACCTTGACACCGATACAGGCGAAGGCTCCAGCGACAGCTAGACCCGAACCTATCGATATCAAGAAGGCTCAAGAGATTATCTTTGAAGCTAACCCAGGCCCACAGGAAGACTTCCTAGCGTCCTGTGAGCAAGAGGTTCTCTACGGTGGTGCAGCTGGTGGTGGTAAGTCCTACGCGATGGTAGCTGACCCAGTACGATTCTTTAACAACCCTCACTCCCGCGGACTCCTAGTCCGTCGTAGTACAGAGGAACTCCGTGAACTTATCTCAGTATCTAAACAACTTTACCCTAGGGCTATCCCAGGTATCAAGTTCATGGAACGAGATAAGACTTGGGTAGCCCCTAGTGGTGCTACTCTCTGGATGTCCTACCTAGACCGAGACGATGACGTTATGCGTTACCAAGGTCAAGCCTTCAACTGGATTGGTCTCGACGAGATGACTCAGTGGCCTACGCCTTATGCTTGGAACTACATGCGCTCTCGTCTACGTACAACTAAGGCCTCAGGTCTTCCCTTGTACATGCGGGCTACAACAAACCCTGGGGGTCCTGGGCACTTCTGGGTTAAGAAGATGTTCATTGACCCTGCTCCAGCCAATACGTCCTTCTGGGCTACAGACGAACACGGTGAAACTATCCGATGGCCCAAGGGTCACACGAACGAGGGTCAACCCTTGTTTAAGCGTAGGTTCATCCCAGCTAACCTGTTCAACAACCCGTACTTGTCAGAAGATGGTATGTACGAAGCTAACCTTCTCTCTATGCCTGAGCATCAGCGGAGACAGTTGCTAGACGGTGATTGGAGTATCTCAGAAGGAGCTGCCTTCTCAGAGTTCAACCCTAAGGTGCACGTAGTCGCTCCATTCGATATCCCTAGTGATTGGGCTAAGTTCAGAGCGTGTGACTACGGATACGGTTCGATGACAGCAGTACTCTGGTTTGCTGTGTCACCCTCTGAACAGATCGTGATCTATCGTGAGCTCTACTGCAGCAAGGTTACAGCACAAGACTTAGCTGGTATGATCCTAGAGGCTGAACGTGGTGAGAAGATACGGTACGGTGTACTAGACAGCTCACTGTGGCACAACCGAGGCGACACTGGTCCTTCACTCGCTGAGCAGATGATTAACAAAGGTTGCCGTTGGCGACCATCAGATCGATCCCGTGGCTCTCGTATTGCTGGTAAGAACGAAGTACACCGCAGACTACAGATAGATGACTTCACAGAAGAACCTCGTATCATATTCTTTAACACTTGTCGTAACATTATCTCGGAGCTACCGTCTCTCCCTCTCGACAAGAACAACCTAGACGATGTAGATACTAAGAGTCCTATTGACCACGGCTACGACGCCCTACGCTACGGACTCATGACACGCCCTCGTAGCAGTCTCTTCGACTACGACCCCAACTCACAGAGATCAGGCTTCCAAGCTGCTGACTCGACATTCGGTTACTGATAAGGAATTACAATGGATACGTTCGAAGACGACAAGTCATCCACTGAGTACAACATGGAAGAGTCAGAATCTTCTTTTATTGATGATATGAGTGAAGATGAGACAACCGATTCACCTGTTGGTACAGTCGTCAGCTTCGTTACGGAGCGCTTCAGGAAGGCTGAGACAGCCCGTTACCAAGACGAGCAACGCTGGGTACGCTCCTATCGCAACTATCGGGGCCTGTACGGTCCTGATGTTCGCTTTACATCTACTGAGAAGTCCCGTATCTTTGTTAAAGTTACTAAGACTAAGGTTCTAGCAGCCTACGGGCAGCTTGTTGAGGTCCTTTTCGGCAATAACAAGTTCCCAATCTCTATTGATCCTACCTCTTTGCCTGAAGGCATTGCAGAATCAGTGCACTTTGAGTCCAATCCTGAGATGCAGAAGGCTAAAGGCGAGGGTTCTGCCCAAGCTAAGCCTGAAATCTCCCCAGAAGACGCTAAACTACGTCCAGGAGAGACCCTCATGGACCTCCAGGAGCGTCTTGGAGGCATGAAGAGCAAGCTAGAGCCCGTTGCTGACCTTCTTAAGGAGGGTGAAGGCCGTACAGCCACTGAAGTTACCTTCCATCCAGCTATGTACGCTGCTAAGAAGATGGAAAAGAAGATTCATGACCAGCTGGAGGAGTCTAACGCCTCTAAGAAGCTACGTACAGCAGCATTTGAGTGTGCTTTGTTCGGTACAGGCATCATGAAGGGCCCATTTGCTGTAGATAAAGAGTATCCGAACTGGGATGACGAGGGTAACTACAAGCCTCGCATCAAAACTATCCCATCGTGTGACTCTGTGTCCGTATGGAACTTCTATCCAGACCCAGACGCTAACAACATGGACGAAGCTGAGTACGTAGTCGAGCGTCACAAGATGTCTCGCTCACAGATGCGTGCTCTTAAGCGTCGTCCCTTCTTCCGTAACAACTCTATCGACCTCGCTTTGACGTACGGTGAGTCCTACACTAAAGAGTGGTGGGAACAGGCTATGGAAGACGACTCACAGGAGACTCAGACAGAGCGTTACGAAGTTCTGGAGTTCTGGGGCTTTGTAGATCGTGAGATCCTTGAGGATCATGACGTAGACATCCCTCGTGAACTACGTAAGGCTGACCAGCTTAACGTAAACATCTGGGTATGTAACGGTCAAGTCCTCCGTTTGGTTATGAATCCATTCAACCCACAGATCATTCCGTACTACGCAGTACCATACGAAGTAAACCCTTACTCCTTCTTCGGTGTAGGACTTGCTGAGAATATGGACGATACACAGACACTCATGAACGGCTTCATGCGTATGGCTGTTGACAATGCTGCACTCTCAGGTAACCTTATCCTTGAGGTAGACGAGAATAACCTAGTTCCTGGTCAAGACCTAGAGATTTACCCAGGCAAGGTCTTCCGCCGTAGTGGTGGTGCCCCAGGTCAAGCTATCTTCGGTACATCCTTCCCTAACGTGTCTAACGAGAACATGCAAATGTTTGATAAGGCTCGTGTACTAGCTGATGAGTCTACTGGTCTACCTAGCTTCTCGCATGGTCAGACTGGTGTATCAGGTGTCGGTCGCACTGCCTCAGGCATCTCTATGCTCATGTCAGCTGCTAACGGTTCTATCCGTACAGTTATCAAGAACGTAGATGATTACTTGCTTGGGCCTATCGGTAAAGCCTTCTTCTCATTCAACATGCAGTTCGATCATGACCCAGAGATCAAGGGTGACCTAGAAGTCAAAGCTCGTGGTACATCTTCTCTTATGGCTAACGAAGTACGTAGTCAACGTCTTCTTCAGTTCTTGCAGGTTGTACAGAACCCAGCCTTGGCTCCATTTGCTAAGATGGACTTCATCATCCGTGAGATCGCTGAGTCTATGGACCTCGACCCAGACAAGGTAGCTAACTCTATTGGTGAAGCTGCTGTACAGGCTGAGATCCTCAAGAAGTTCCAAGAGCAGAACCCTCCTCCTCCTGCTGCTCCTGCTGCTGATCCTAACGCTGCCCCAGCTGCACCTACTGGTGGAGCACAGGCTGGGGGTATGGGTACAGGCTCTGCTCCAGTCCCAGGAGAACAAGGATTCTCAGGTAACACAGGCGGTGGTATGCCACCTGAAGGGCTCTGAGAGCCACAGAGAGGGCTCCTAGAGGGCCTTCTCGCTCAAAGGTAGGCTAGGGTAGCCAAAAGGTACACAGAGGCCTCTCAGCCTCCTTAGAGAGAAGTACAATGCAAATCAAAAGACTAGTAAATGATAAGATACTCTGGGACTCCTTCTTAGAAGAAGTAGATACACGTATCGTCTTTGCTCAAAAACAACTAGAGCAGCGGATTGAACCTGCTGAACTACACCGCATACAAGGTGAAATCAAAGCATTACGTAGCCTTAAACAGCTGCGTGATAAAGTTAATGGCGCTAGAACGGAGATGATCTAGATGGATAAGATGTATAAAGAAGGTGGCCTAGCCACAGACGGTATGGACATTGATCCTATCTCAGGTAATGAGATCCCTACTGGGTCCAATGCTGCAGACGTACGGGATGACGTAGATGCTAAGCTATCTGAAGGTGAGTACGTAGTACCTGCTGACGTAGTAAAGTACTTCGGTGTCTCCTACTTTGAGAAGCTCCGTAACAAGGCTAAAGAAGGTCTTGAAGAGATGCAAGAAGATGGTCGTGTAGGTGGTGATCCTGTTGAAGAGGACATGGAAGAGATGGAAGAAGAGTACACCCTCGGTGGTGACTTGGCTTCTCTTGATGGTTACGCAACTGGTGGCCTCGTAGAGGGCATGGACGTAGACGGTATCATCGATCGAGTCAAAGCTGCTGCAGCGCAGGACCCATCTATCACTAACATGCTTAAGGCTAAAGGTATCTTTGTACAAGAGCCACAACCACAGGGTACAATGCAACAGGCAGCTATGGCTGGTGGTGCTGTTCCAACTCAAGCTGCACCTCCAGCTATTGAAGGCCAAGACATGCCAACAGCCTTTGCTGAAGGTGGTATGGTCTACGGAGAAGGTGAGTACAATCCAGCTAACTACAAGAGTGGGTACAACCCTTACGACCACACACCTGGCTTCTCTATCGAGTCTGGTGTAACTGGTCAAGCTCCTGGTACAGAAACAGCTGCTGTAGCACCACAGTGCCCTCCTGGTTACCGCTGGGACGCAGTCACAAGTGCTTGTGTGCCTGTTTCTAACTACGGTGGTTTAGGTGGTGGTGGTGGTGCCCCTACCCAAGGACGGTCTGATCGGTCTCCTGCCCCTGAGTATGCTGGTAACCCTAACGCTTGGATGGATAAGTACGACTACAAAGACCCAGAGAATCTGTTCAATCAGTCTATGGAGAAACTAGGTGTTCGTAAGGAAGGCGCTGCTGAAGAAGAAGAGCAGAGCTGGCTTGGGTCACTTGGTGATGCAGCCAAAGGTCTACTCAGCGGTGGCCTAGCTGGTGGTCTTATCGGTAAGTTCACAGCTACACGCAATGCTGCTGAGACAATGGCTAATGCTGACGCACTCGAAGCTATGGGCCGTAAAGACTTGGCAGATCAGCTTAGAGCCCAGAATGGAACCTATGTAAAGGACTCAGGTATTAGTCTTGTTCCTGAGTTTATGCG